AAGATGAAAAAGATATAATTGTTCAATTATCTAAATTATTAAATCCTGACTTTTATATTTTATAATCCTACATAAAAAATATCATTTGTTGATATAGATTCATGATTTAAAAATTTTAATAAATTATTTTTTTTTCTTTTATTTACATCTTTATTAAGATTATTATCAACAAAATTTTGTAAATCATTTCGTTTTAATTTTTTTATAAAAAATTCAGGATATTCTTTAAAATATTTCATTGAATAATATTTTCTAAAATATCTAATCACCAAATATTTATTTGTATTAGGTTTTATATCAAAAGATTCTTCAGAAAGATTAAATGTTTTTTTTTTATACCATTTTATTATTTTATAAATTTTATCTTTATAATTATTTTTATTAAATATAATATTACATTTTTTATTAATTTCGTTTAATCTACTATCATAATTATTGTTGTATGATAATATTTCATAAACTAATTCATTCGGCAAATTGTCCATAATATAAAAAATAAATTAATGATAAAAATATTTTAATTCAATTTTTTTCTGATACTTAAAGCTAATTTATGAACTTCTTCTTTTGACATATTCGGAACTTCATATTTAAGATAGTGATCACAAATCATTTCAAGTGCAGTTTTTTCACTATCAATATTTTTTTTAGCCATTAAAATTTTTAAAGCTTCCGAACCTACTTCTTCACATTTTTCATCTTTTATAAACTTGATAGAGTAATGTAAATTATTCAAACAAAGTTTATATTTTATTTCCTGATATTCATCATATAAATTTTCTGATGATAAATTTTCATCTTCAGTTTTTTTAGATTTATCCATATTACACCGACCGGAATTTAAAATGAGATAAATTTAATATATTTAAAAATTATTTAATTATAACTATAATAATGACTGAATTAGAAATAGAACAATTAAAAGAAGAAATTATACGTCTAAAAAATGAATTAGAAAAAACTAAAGAACATCTTAAAAAATATACTGCACCTGCTTCTAAAAAACAATATTATGAAAAAAATAAAGAAGTTATTAAAGAAAAAATTAAAGAATATAAAAAAGATTATAAATATACACCATCAAAAGAGCAAAAACAAAGATGGGCTCGAACTGCATATCTTAATAGAAAAGCTAAATTGGAGAAAGAAAAACTACATAATTAAATATGTTTTCTTTGAAAAACTATATAAACAAATAATTATTATAAAATATAATGGTAAAAAATAAAGAAATTACTTTTAAGAAACCACCTGATAAATATAATTGTATTAAAGTTTCTTTTGATAAAATTATTAAAGATAATAACACAAAAAATAAAATATTTGATTGTGTTATTAGAACTAATAAAATTACAATTAAAACATATCAATTATTACGATTATGGATTTTAGATAAATATCATAAAAAAGAAGATATACCTACTATTACAGAAGATACTATTAAAATGGCACAAAAATCTATTTTAGAGAAATCACCTGGTCCAAAACCAAAAGGAAATAATTTAGAATTATTTAATGAATTTCAAAAATTTCATACTTTTACACTTGAAAATGGTGTTAATTTATCTCAAATATTAGGTTATAATGCTACTTCTATTATAACTGCTATTGAAAACAATATTAAGATGCATTATTTTGATTATATTAGACGTTTTATTAATTCATGTTTTAAACATAAATTTAAAGAGGAAATAAAAGATAAAGAATTCAAAAAACAATTATTCAAAGATCTAAAAAAATTAAAAAATGACATAATAAATAATACCACTACATGTGATACTAAATATCAAGAATGGTTAAAAGAAAACAGATACAGTATTATTCCTAAAGAAGTCCATAAAAATGGATATTATTATGATATACAAATAAAACCACAAAAATATTTAAAACATATGATATGGATGAATATTGAATTAGAAAAAATAGACGGAACGATGTATCAGTTTATGCCTTTACGTTCTGATTTAATTGTAAAACATATTCCATTAGATACGAAATCATTAATTGAAATTTTTGTAGAAAAAGATAAAAATAAATATTTATGTGATATTGAAAATACAAAAGACGAGTTATGGAAGAAATATTTCAATATAAATATTTCATTAAAAAATTACGTATTTGATTATACCATTATAACAGATTGTTATTCCGCTTCTTTGCGATTTATTCATAAAGATAGATTATATGAAGAAAAAGATAAAAAAGAAAAGATGCGAAATGCAAAAGAAGAGTATAAAGATTTAAGTAAACAAGAAATCGAAATTCTTAAAAAGAATAAAAAAGAGGAACAAAAGCAATTAAACAAAAATAAACCAAAAGTAAAAAAAGTAAAGATAAATTATATTGATTTTCCATATATTGATGAAGTTGATAAAAATAAATTAGAAGGAAAATGTATATATATCGATCCCGGAAAGAGAGATTTATTATCTATAATTGATGATGATGGAGATCGTTTTACTTATAGTAATAAACAGCGAGTAAAAGAAACAAAACGATTAAAATACCAAAGATTAATTAAAAATCTAAAAGATAGATTAGGTATATCTGAAATTGAAAATACTTTATCAATTTACAACTCTAAAACATGTGATATTGAAAAATTCAAAAAATATATAGAAGAGAAAAATAAAGTAAATGAAAAATTATTTAAATTATATGAAGATAAAAAATTCAGACAATATAAATGGTATGCTTATATAAATAAAAAAAGAACAGAAGATAACATGAATAATTTAATTAAACAGAAGTTTGGTAAAAATATAAATATTGTTTATGGTGATTGGGGAGTAACGAAACAGATGAGAAATTTTATATCTACACCAAATTTAGGAATAAAAAGAAAATTAAAAGAGAAGTTTAATGTATTTAATATAGATGAATATAGAACATCTTGTTTACACTATAAAACAGAAGAAAAAGGAAATAATTTCTATGAAACAGATAAATTTAATAAACGGAGAAAATTACATTCGGTCTTAACATTTCAAATGGAAACCACAGAGAACGAAAGTAAAAAAATCCGTATTGATTGTATCAATAGAGATTATAATGGATGTTTAAATATAAGAAAAATATATAAATCATATATGAACAATGAAGATAGACCTCAAAATTATTGTAGAGGTTTTGATTATCAAAAACTACCAATCCCTGAAAAGGCGTCGAGTGGTAGTCGGCTTGAGAGGAGAAAAGGAATATCCTCAGAGAGTGCATTTATTTGACTTTATAGTCAAGGCATAGTAATATGCTACCACTGGTATTTAGAATTTCCTATTTTTTTGAGATATTTTATCTCATTTTAAATTCCGGTCGGTGTAATTTAAATGTACTAATTATATAATTAACGAGTTTATTATATTATATTTTTGATTAATTTTAAAATTTATTTAATGTACTTTATTTTTCAATTTTTATAAGTTTTTATATTTACCAACCTACTTTACATAAATCTTCTAGTGTAATATCAGGATGACAAATAAATTTTATTAAATTTACTTTTTTTCTTTTCATTTTTTTAATAAAAAATTCAGGAAAAATACGAAAATTATCAATTGAATAATATTTTCTAAAAAATTTTATAAAATACATTTTATTTAGAAATAATTGTAATTTGAAATTAAATGTATTTTTTTTATACCATTTAATTATTTTATAAACATAAATTTTATATTTATTTTTATTAAAAATAGTTCTACATTTTTTATTTATTTCATTAAATTTAGTATTATAAGTTTCATTATATGAAATTATTTCATAAACAAGTTCATCTGGAAGCTCATTCATTATTAAGGGATAATATTTAATTAATAATTATTTTTTAAATATTATTATTTATATGTATCATAAAAGATATTTGGAATATAAAAGTAAGTATTTACAATTAAAAAAAAAATTATCTTATAAAGATGATAAGTTAATTAATACTGGTATCATAGATCATCATTATACTAAATTTAATATAGAATTTAATAATTTAAATATAAAAATATTAAATTTAAATGTTGCTCAAAGAAATATATTTAGATCATATGCATCATATAATGACATAGGAGTATTTTTAAGAACACAAGAGAATTTAGAAATAGTAAATAATATTGATAAAGATAAGTTATATAAGGAATTATCTAAAATTATTTATGAAAAAAAAAAATTAAATAAAGATTTAAAAGAATTAATTAATGATAATTTTTATATAAAATTATATAATAAAAAAAATATTTATGATATAAAAATAGTAGATAAATTATATAATAAAATTAATAAAATTACTAAATTAAAACCATTAGAAATAATTTTAAAAAAAACCAATAGAAAGTGGGATGATAAATTGGATATGTTAAATAAATTATATCCACAAGGTTATTATATAGATATTATTTTTGATAAAGAAGATCCAGATGATTATTTCAAAAGATTAAAATCATCATTAAAATTTTTATTAAAACAAGTTAATAAAGAAAAGGAATTTATAATAACATTACAAGAAATAAATCCTTTATATGAAAATAATGTATTAAATAAGAAAGTTGATAAAATATTAAATAAATTAAACTTACAATTAATTGATTTAAAAACTGATTATGATAAGGTTAAAACTAATTCAATTTTATTAATAAAAAAAAACAGTAATTTAAATATAAGTATAATGGAAAAAGATATTAAAAAGAATGAAAATAAAAATAAACTAATAAAACAATTTAGTGAAGGGAAGTATTTAAGACAAAATATTAGATACGAATTAAAAGTTGGTAAAAAAAAATTAGAAATTTTTAATATTCATACAAAATTAATAGATAATGAAGAAGCATTAAAAAAGTTTATTGAAATTATTAAATATTCAAAAAATAAAAATATAATAATTGTAGGTGATATGAATTTACAAATTAATTCTAATACTATGAATGATTTAAATAAATTACTTAGAGATAATGATATGATTATCGATTTTATCGCTACACCTAGCATTAATTATTCTAATAATTTTACTTATGATGTTTTTATAGCTAAAGGAATCAAATTAGTTACATAATAATATATTTAAAAAAATATTAATAAAATATTATAATATGGAAAATAATAATTTAATTAACAATATTTTAAAAGATAATAATCTTACACAAATTTTAAATGCAATAGAAGATTGTAAAGACTTAGAATGTAAAAAGAAAATTAAAGATATTCTTTCATATGAAGCAAATAAAGAAGAAAAATACCGATATTATGAAGAATTAAAAAAGAAAAGAGATAAGGATTATGAAAAGCGTTTACATGCAAGATTACGAGAGATGGAAAATGATACTTATAAGATTCCTTGGTCTCAACTAATTAAATTACAGAAAGAAATTAAATTGAAGGAATATATTGAAGAAAATAAATTATCAGATGAGGAATCAAAGTCATTATGGGATAATTTTAGAAAATTAAAAGTTAAATATGATAAAGTAGAATGTAAGATTTTAGACATTGAAGTAAAAAAATAAAATATATTAATATATATATGGATTTTATGAGAAAATATTTAAAATATAAAAAAAAATATTTACAATTAAAAAAACAATTAGGAGGAAATAAGTATAATGATAATGATATTATTATTGGATTAAATGGATATATTGATCCACAATATGAAAATGATGAAGATTATATTTTAAAAGCAATTGCAATTGATAAAAAAGTCTTACTTTATATATCTGATGAACTTAAAGGAAGTGTAGATTTCTTTAAAAAAGTTGTTAAAATAAATGGTTTAGGTTTACAATATGGAAATAGAGATATAAAAAACAATAAAGAAATAGTTTTAGCAGCAGTTACTCAAAATGGTTATGCTATAGCTTTTGCAAGTAATTATTTAAAACAAGATAGTGATATAAAAATGGCTGCAGTAGAACAAAATGGTTTAGTTTTAAAAATATTTCCAAGAGCAAGAATATATATCAATAGAGATATAGTTTTAGCAGCAGTTACTCAAAATGGTGAGGTTTTAAATCATGTTATAAAGTTTTCTGACTATTTTAAAAGTTTTAAGGAAGATAGAGATATAGTTTTAGCGGCAGTTAAAACTTATGGTTTAGCTTTAGAATATGCAGGACAAAATTTTAAAAATGATGAAGAGATAGTTTTAGCAGCGGTTAAAAATAATGGTTTAGCTTTAAAATATGCAGGAGAAGAATTAAAAAAGGATAAAAAAGTAGTTTTAGCAGCGGTTAAAAATAATTATTTAGCTATAAGATTTATGGATTCGTCATTAAATAATGATATAGATATTAGTGTTGAAGTTTATAAACAAAATTCAGATTACATAAAAAATTTTTCTGAAGATGTTCAAGATTATATTAAAAAAAATTATAAATAATATAATATTTATAAAAATCAATTTTCTTATTTGGTGAGAAGTTAAAAATAGTATTATAATCATATAGATTTTATAAAAATTAAAAAAAAAATTAAAAAATAAACTTGTTAATATTTTCTTTTAAATAATGATGGTAACCCAATTAAAACACGAACAAACCAAGTAATCAATAAAAAGATAAACGAATAAAATGGAAAATTCACAATTATTGAGTTATTTAAAATGTTTAGTAACAGATGACTATGATTTAAAAGAAGTTAATGGTAAGCCAAATTCTATCATAATTAGAGAAGGTGACGGATTAATTTTATTTCCTGAAGAAGAAAATAGAAAATTTAAAATAAGAATGTATAATTGTGTTTCTAATGAACTTAAATTTGAAGAAAATATAGTAATACCTTGGTATAGAATAGGAAGTTATGGTTATTTATTTTGTAGTTCTATTTATGGTAGTTTTATTGTAGATGGTAAAAGAGGTGTATTTTATTGTCATAGTGGTAGTTATACTAGAGCAGAAAATTTATTAAAAAATGTTTTAGAACACTATGGAAACTTTGATACTATGAGTTTTAATTATATTCCTACAAATGATATTAACTCAAATGATCTTTATGAAAAAATTGATATTTTGAAAAATCGATTTGATGAAGTATTAAAGAATGTTAAAGATAGAGTAAAATATTATATTAGTTCAAATAATACTCTTAACTTTGATTATTTTCATGTACCTTTATCAATTTAATTTTTTAAATTTTTTTTTTATGATAATATTTATAAATTTTTATAAATATTATATTTTAAACAGATTCATCCGAATCAATAAATAACTTAGATTTATCAGGTTTATCATCTACTGACTCTTCATTATCTGACTCGGTATCAATAAACTTAGATTCATTATCCTCTACAACAACTTTATTTTTTTTATTCTTATTATAATTAGTAATAAATTTATTTAACTCTTTTTTATTTGATCTATACAAGATAATTCTCTCCCATAGTTCTTTATATATAGGATACTTTTCTTTAAACCAATCTCGATTTCTTTGTATTTTAACATTATGACAAACATTTAGTTTCCAATACAAAACTCTATCAAAAACATAATTTTTCATCAAATCTGGATATTTCCTATGTAAATTAGTTATTTCGTCTAATAACCATAAATCATATTCTAATATAGTCTTATTTACATCCTCCGGATAAATGTACTTTGCATCAAATAAACAAAATTTAGTAATCTTATTTTTTGGTAATAATTGGATTATATAACCCATTCTACAATTTATTGGAACATTTAATTGTTTATTTTGTTCTTCCTTATAATTACTTTTTGTCTCATCCTCTAACAATTCATCCTTTGAATAAAATTCTTGTAATGAACATTGCCAAAAATCACAATACTCTAAATCACAACACTCTAGTTGTTGCTGAACTTGACAATAATAATAATGTGGACATATTTCACCATCTACCTCACCACTAGTTTTTATCTTTCTCGTTAATGGACACTTTATCTCTAACATACGACCTACCATATCTGAAAAATTATTCTCTAAATCAAAATGACTAGCTATTCCATCCGGACTAGCTCCTATAAAAGGAATCCTTGGTCTTGATATATGTGGAACCAAACCATACTCATCTACTTTTATATTATAAATATTTTCGTAAATTTTGGTTGCGATTTCTTCGTATTTCTTACCGTGATGAACAAATCTATTATCAATGAAGGGTGGACCTAAATTTAATTTATCTAATATAAATTCATCGGGTCCTTGGTTAGGGTAAGGATTTTCTCCAATAACTTGAGCAGCACAACTAGCTGTAATCATATTTTTTCTCATATCGAACCATTCTTGAGTTCGTTGTTCTGGTTGAGGTAATTCAGCAATATATTTTACATGATTTACTAAATCAATATACTCAGTTGGTATTTGAGTATATTTTTTATCATGTAAATTTTTACATTTTTCATCAAAATTATATTCTAATTTAAAATTAATTAATTTAAAAAAATTATTATCAATTAGTTTATGATTTAAATTAGGATGTATATATTCCATATTTTCGATAATAATTTTTTTAAATTCTTGTATATCGTTATAGTATAATTCATTATTTTCTAAGTAATCATAAATGATATCTTTTAAAGAATCTAATTGATCTTCCATCTTTTATATAAATACTAATTAATTGTTTAAGTCTAAAAGTTCATTCTCTAATTTACAAATATCATTATTAATATCTAATTGTTTTTGTTTCAATTTTTCAATTTTATTTTTAATTTTTTTAATTTTTTGATTTCTAATTTTTTTTTCTTTATTTTTTTGATTATTAATAGCTTTCAAGTATTGATTACAATGAGTATTACAAAGTAATTCACAATTATAACTTTTATTTTTACAATTTTCTATAATACAATTTGACTTATAATTTTTAAAATTAATTTTTTTAAAACATAGAGGACATTTTGCTTCTTCATAACAATAAAATGAATTTCTCAAACAATTACAATGAAATTTATGATTACAAGATAACTGAAATGAATCAACTAATATTTCTTCTTTACATATATTACATCTTTGATCAACATTATTTGAAATTTCAGATAACAATTGATTATATTTATCATTTTTCAAAATTAGATCCATTATTATTTAAACATATAAGTTTATACTTAAATAATGAAAACAAATTTAAATTTTAAAAATATGTCAAAAAATCTAAATAATTTTATTTCAGAATATCATGTATTTATTGAAAATTATCATCAGGAATTATTAGAAGAAATTATTAAATCAAATGAGAGTTTATTAAATAAAATAAGTAATGATTATAATATTAATTATGATGATTTAGAAAAAAAGTATTTAAAAGATTTAAAAAAAAAATCAAAAACTAAAAATTTGATAGATATAGATGATAATGATTCAGATATTGATTTATCAAGTGTTATTAATAAAAATGAATCAATATTAGAAAGAAAAGAGATTGATGGGATAGTTTGTTTTATAGATAATAAAATGGGATGTATTTATAATAAAGAAGTAATAAAAATTGGACAAGTTGAAAACGGTGAATATAAATTATTTATAAAATAATTTTTATATAAATTAATTATATGGTAGAAGATAACAAATGTGCACCAACAAAAAAATATAATAATGGTAGTTGTTTTACAATAGAAGATTTAAAAAAAATATCTATAGCATATAATTTACATTTAGATAAAGGAAAAGTGAAAGGTAAAAAAATAGATATTAGTGATAACAAAAAGAGTTTATTGAAACAATTAACTAAAAATTTAGAAAATGTATGTGATGATCAAATTTGTTGGTTAAAACAAGATTTTATAAAGAAAATGAAAGATAAGAATATTCTAAATTATACATTTAGACCAGATGGTCCAGAAGGTAAATTTGAATGGTTAAATACATTACATATTAATGATGTTATGGAGCAATATGAGAAAAAATATGATAATTTTAAATTTTTTGGTGCTGTACCTATTGATTTTGATGATTTACCTTTTATAGGAATTAGAGAAATAGATTATGATGAGTTATTTAATTCAGGAGTAAAAAAATTAGGATTTGTTTTTAATTTAGACGAACATTGGCAATCAGGAAGTCATTGGGTTGCATTATTTAGTGATTTAGATAAAAATCAGATTTATTTTTTTGATTCATATGGTATAAGACCAGAAAAAAGAATTAGAAATTTAGTAGAGAGAATAAGTAAATGGTGTTACAGTAAAGATTATTGTAAAAATGAATGTAGTGAGTTAAATTTAATAGAATCCTTTATGAATAATGATTATAAAAATAAAATAGAGTCAAAATTAAAAGTGGAGTATAATCACAATAGACATCAGTTTAAAAATTCAGAATGTGGTGTATATTCATTAAATTTTATTTTAAGACTATTAAATGGCGAATCTTTTGAAAATATAACAAAAAATGGTTTATTAGATGACGATGTTAATTTATGTCGTGATGTATATTTTAAATTTAAAAAAAATCCATTTAATAATTAAATAATCTAACTTATTAGTAGTTTATTTAATATATATATATATATATGAAATTTAAAATTATATATGGAGGTTTTGATATTGATTGGTTAGAATCTGATTCTGAAGAAGAATTTGAACAAGAAGAATACAATGCTGTAAATTTATTAAATTCAATATTTTCTGAATTAAAGGAACATGAATCAAATTATGAAAATTCATATCAAGAAAAAATTTCTTCTTTTGATAAAGATATTTATTTAAATTATTATATTTATCGTCTTGATCATTATAAAATAGTTAATGATTATGATTTATTTAACTTAATTGAAAAAGTAAAATTATTATATGACAAATTAAATGCTAATGTAGAATATGAAAAAAAAAGTTATATTATTAAAAAACTTTTACCAAAAGAATCAAAAATAATATATTTAGGTGATTATCATAGTAGTGTTCATTCATTAATGGTTGTTATAAATTATTTACAAGAAAAAGGAATTTTAACTAATGATTATAAATTAACAGATAATTATTATATTATATTTTTAGGAGATATAGTTGATAGAGGACCATATGGAATTGAATGTTTATATATTATTTATTTATTATTTTATCTTAATAATCAAGAAGATTATAGAGTTATTATATTAAATGGTAATCATGAAGAAGAAGATACTTATTCAAGATATGGTTTTAGTACAGAAATGGAAAATCAGATAAATTTATCTTTAAAAAAATTTAAAGAATTAATTGAATATTTACCATTATGTTTATTTATAAAAAATAATGATGATTCTAATTCTAAATGGTATCAATTTTGTCATGGTGGTATAGATAAGCACCATCTAAATGGAATAATAAAAAATTTTTTAGATAGTAATGATAAAATTCTTTCATTAAATTATGGTGTAAACGATATGATAGGATTTTTATGGTCTGATTTTGCAGATGTAAATTCAAGCTATTTTGATGATATTGTTAAAACAACTATAGATAGTAATGGAAGACTTTTACAATATGATAATAATTCTTTTATTATAGATGATGGTGGTAGAACGACATATAGTAGTACTTTAGTAAATCAAATTTTAGATAATTTAAATATTATGACAATTATATCTGGTCATCAAGATTTTACAAATTATGCTTTTTTATTAAAAGAAAGTATCAATAATAATAATTATGAATTAGATATGAATTATCCAGAACATGGTTTATTAACATTTAAAAATATTTCTAATTCGGATAAAAATTCTGATGTAAATAGTTTTTTTATAAATTCATATATAATAAATATGGAAACAATTTCTGCTTCAGTAATGTCAAGTGCAACAATTTCGAAAGAAGTACCATATTCAGTTTATGGTATTCTTGATTTAGAGAAAAATGAATCAGAAATTGTGTATTTAAAACCAGATTTTGGTATATAATATATATATATGGAAACTAATTGGAGTTTATATTTATTAGAAAATTCGTATAATAAGAAAACCTATTTAGGAGTATCAACTGACGTCGTTCGTAGAGTAAGACAACATAATAACGAAATATCAGGTGGTGCAAGATATACTAAAATTAATAAAGAAGAGGGATTATGGTTTCCAAAGGTAATAGTAACTGATTTATCAAAAAATCAGGCTTTATCATTCGAAAGAACAATAAAGAATATGAGGAAAAGAGCAAAAGGAAAAACTCCATTTGAAAGACGGTTATATTTAATAAAAAATATTTGTAAAAATTATAATATTATTAATTTTATCTAAACATTATTTAATTAATAATATTAAAATGAAAATTTTTAGTTTAAATGTTTGGTTTGATAACTTTATTAAAGAAGAAAGAACTAAAATATTAATTGATTATATTAAAAATAATAATTTTGATGTTTTATGTTTTCAAGAAATAACAACATATGTAATATCTAAAATATATAAAAAAATAGAAAAAGAATATCCTTTTATTCATATTGATTTAGATGAAGATTTTTATGGCGTGTGTATTATTTCAAAAAATATAATGAAAGATAAAAATATTTATTCATTTAAAAATTCAAAAATGAGGAGATCACTAATTTACTGTGAAATAGACAACATAATTATTAGTACTACACACTTAGAATCAGAATTTAATAAACATAATTATAATAAAATAAATCAATTTAATAATTCAATAACCTTATTAAATAAATTTGATAAAGTTGTTTTTATATCTGATACTAATTTACAAAAAAAAGATTGTGATAAAATTAAATATGATAATTTTATGGACGTATATGATCTTGGTTTGGATAAAACTAAATATACGTATGATGGAGTTGAGAATCCTTTATTAAGTAATAAAATAAGATCTAGAATAGACAGGGCGTATGTAAAAAATGTAGAAGTGAAGAATTATTATATTGAGAAGGAGTATGTAATGTCGGATCATTTTGGAATTATATTAGAATTAAAATCTTAATATTAATAAGGTATGGTGAAATATCCTAAGATAGATGATATTGATTTTTATAAAAAGATTAATAAAATATTTAAAAAGTATAAAATTAATGACAATAAATTAACTTCAGATGATATATGTTATCCATCTAAATTTAAGTTACAATTACCACAAAAATTTGTATCAGAATTTTTAAATCCATCTACTCCATATAAAGGAATATTATTATTTCATCAAATTGGTGCGGGTAAAACTTGTGCTGCTGTATCAATTGCTGAAAATTTTAAAAAGAGTAAGAACATAATTGTTGTTACTCCAGCTTCATTAATGGGTAATTTTTTTAAAGAACTAAGGAGTAATTGTACAGGAGATGAGTACTTGAAACCATTTGACAGAAAGAAGTTAAGTAATTATAAGCCGAATGAATCTAAGTATAAGGAAATAATTAAGAAGGTAGATAAGAAGATAAATAAGTATTATACGATACTTAGTTATAATAAGTTTGTGGATAAGTTAAAAAACAAGAAGATTAAGTTAAATAATACATTACTAATAATAGATGAAGTACAGAATATAGTTTCAGAAACAGGAACATTTTATAATACAATTTATAACAGTATTAAAAAAGCTCCTGATGATTTAAGAATAGTTTTATTAAGTGGAACACCAATGTTTGATAAGCCAATAGAGATTGCACTTACATTAAATTTGCTGAAGTTAAAAAATGAATTTCCAGTAGGAACAAAATTTAATGAATTATTTTTAAAAACGTCTAAGAATGCAAAAAAAGAACTTGTGTATAAAACTAAAAACTTAAATAAGTTTAAAGCATTAGCTAAAGGATTAATTAGTTATTATCGTGGTGCTCCTCCTGTATCATTTCCAAAGAAGAATATAACGATAGTTAAGTGTAGAATGAGTGATTATCAGTATAAATCGTATAAAACTGTTGCTACAGAAGAGGGACCATTTAGAACGGGTGATATATTACAATTACCTAACAATTTTTTTATAGGATCAAGAATTATATCAAATATAGCTTTTCCTAAAAAAGAAATTAATAAAGATGGATATAATCTATTGCAAAAAGAAAAGTTATTAATGAGTAATTTAAAAGAATATTCAATTAAATTTTATAAAATTTTAAAAAAAGTAAAACAATCAGAAGGGCCTATATTTATTTATTCTAATTTTAAAGAATATGGTGGTATTAGATCTTTTGTTAAAGTACTAGAACATCACGGATTTAAAAATT